GGGGGTATTAGCTCTTACTTCGACTATCTCTCCTGCTGCATCGACGGCATCTATACCTGCTTGGATGGTGGTATAGTCTCCACCTCCGTCCGCTTGTACAACTATGTCTGCTGGTGTTTCGGTTAAGCCTACTACACCAAAAAGTAGAGGTAGCATTATGTCATCTGGTCGCCAGCTATCTTCCAACTGGTAGCCGTTACCTTGTGTATTACTGCACTACCTCCGTCGGCTAGCGTACGACTGCCTGTCGTATTATCCGCGCTTGACGTAAGGGTGTCAGTAGTAATGGCGATAGTAAGTGTACCGCCTCCGTCGTTTTGTATGGCGATCATCGTTCCTATAAGGAACGCGACGGCTGAATTAGCGGGAATCGTTATCGTTTCCCCAGCTCCGCCAGAAGCCTTGTGTATGGTCTTACCTTCGTCTGTTATGACTAGGGTATAGCTTCCGTTCTGTGTGTTGATTGGAGAGCCTACATGCTTGTGGCCTCTCTTAGCGAAGTGACGGGTTGTCATGTCTTACTCCACTTAGTTCGAAAACTCAAAAATCCAAAATTGCGCGTAGCGATTGAAGGGAGTGGGCATTTAGCCCACCCCCAACAAGTCTGCTTACGCAGCCGGAACCATCAGGGCTTTACAGCCTCGACCCGACTCACCGGATACATCACCACGAATGGTTTGTACGCCGTAGAGTGCGTCAGCAACAACGAGGTTGCCGAGCGCTTCCAGCTTGTACTGTTCTTGTACGCGCGGAGTCAGTTGCTCAGCCAGCACGAGCGAGTCGCGTTGGAAAGCAAGAACCGGGCGATACGAAGTACAGTCAGAACTGTCAACGGTTGCGAGGTTGCTTGAGACGTAAATCTCAAAGCCATAAAGGTCGCCAACCAATCCGTTGCGGATTGAGTTAGCCATGCCTACTTCACCGACGAACGCTTGCTCAGTGTAACGAGTGTTACCTAGCATGCGCTTTTTCTCGACCGGAGGAATCGCCAAGAAGCGGTCACGACCCGGTACGTCTTCGTCGTCAAAGTCCTGTACGATTTCACGGATACCCGCGTCAGAAATGGCAGAGCCGTTACCTGAACCCGTTTGTACCCATGCAGTCGTACCGTCGCCTGCTACAGCGTCGCTGTAAGCAGTACCACCACCCCAAGTAGCCGCTAGGCCAACGAGAGAGGTATCGGTTTGACGAGCCAGTGCATAACCAGCGTCATCTGTGAAGAATCGACGAATCGACGGCAGAGCTTGAATCTCTGCAACATCTTCGAGCAGACGAGCATAGTGGTAATGCTGGTCGATGGTGATAGTTTTCTCAGTCGTATCAGCGTATGTGATAAGTGAGATAACCGTGTTTGCCGTCTTAGAGTTAGCCGTGGCGCGTGTAGCATTCGGGATGTGAATTGTATCACCCTTTTTGCCCACGTGAGGTATCAACGATACCAACTGTGCCATTACAAGATTCTTTTTGTAAGCAGCAACAGTTTCCAAAGCCCACACTTCAGGCACGAAGTCCGCGACGTTTGCTACGTCGATGGAACTCGCGATGTCAAAATTTGAAGCAGTCATTAGGTTGTACCCCTTTTATGACAAGTGGTTAAGGTTAGCTGTTCTTCACGAAGCGTCCCTCTTTCATAGCTGCAATAAGTTCTGTTTGATAGCTAGGTGAGCGGTACTTCGTTGGATCAGAGTTAATTAAAGCGATAACGTCAGACTCAAACAGTTGCGGCTTCGTTGAGATAGGAGCGCCAGTACGACCACCTTCGGTGGATGCTTGGCGTGCCTGCTGAACGGGAGTTGGCGCAGCGTCTGGGTTTGGCGTTACGAGAGCCTCGAAGTCTGAATAGTCTTCAAGCAATCGTCGTGCAGCTCGAACTTGATCTAATCCTTCACCTTGAGCAGCGACATTAAAGTCGGCCTGACGGCCTGCGGTGCGTGCTGAAAATAACTGAAACTCCTCGCTTGCAACGATTTGGTTCATGTTAGGATAGTCACGCATTAGCGCGTTACTCTCAGTAACGATTTGGGTATCGGCTTTGTCTCTGAAAGACTCGGCTTCTAACCTATCAAGTTCTGGCTGTAGGACTGACCTAATGGCTTCGCCGGGATTGGCGAGCAGGTCATCCCCTGACACGTTCACTTCTTCAAGCTCTGGCACTTCCGGGGGTGCTGGTGTGCGCGAGATAGCTGACAGGTCTGTGATAAGTCCTCGTGCTTGAGTTAGTTCGTTCTGCGAGCGACCGTACGCACTTTCGGCGTTTTGGTGCATCTCGATTACTTGATCTATAGTCTTGTCTTTGTACTTATCAGGTACTGCCGGTGCTTCTGGTGCTGCGGGGGCTGGCGCTTGTCCCGACTCACTTGCTACTTCCGGTGCTTGTGCAAGAATCTGTGACATTGGTCTGTGTTGAAATGCAGTTGACATTGTTGATGCCTCCTTGTCCGGCCTTGTAGTATTACAAGGTTAGCGGAATTTGTTACGACCCGTAAGAGTGGTGTTTCTTATCTACTCCGTGATTGTCGAAAAACTTCTTATCTTGGGTCGACTTTTGCTTCGTCATCTTTACCCACCTGTCAGAGTCTATCATAATAGGGTCTTGACCGGCGGAGACGAGTCGCTTTGATGGGCCTTCGCACTTCGGGCACGGCGGATTAACGTCGGGCTTAACGAAGTCTTCGAAGACCTGTTGGCACGTTTGACAGCGAAAGTCAAAGAACATGAACTTAGCCATCGGCTTCGTCCCGCTCCTCTAACTGTGTACGTTGCTCTACGTGCAGTTGTTCGATATTCACAAGCTCGTTAAGTAGGCCGTAGCGCACGCGAGCTGTTAGTATATCGTCCATTGATTTCGCATTATGGAACATAGCCTCTGCTAGAGAGTCACGTTCCGCTTCCCACCCTTGAACCATGAGCTTCCAGCCCGGTGTTCTGTAGGTGCCTTCTAATGCGTTATAAAATTCTTTCTGTTGGTCTGTTAGTTCCATATTCCCTCTCCTACGTATACGTATACAAACTAGCGTAGTTTGTGTATGTATAGGTTACTTTTTGCCTTGCTTCAGTGCTTGTGCCTGAATCTGCAAGCCTCGCTCTGTAAGAGCGTTCTTGTCATCCATAAGGTCTAACTGGCGCATCTGGTTCTTAGTCTGCTGGAACTGATCCATTACCTTAGCTCTGTCTAAATCGAACTCTTGGTCAAGGTTCTCAGTCTCCTCGATGACCTTATCAGCTTGCGCTTCCTTGAGGTCAGCCTCGCCCAGTAACTTCTCAGTCTCGGCTATAAGTTTGCCGTGCTGCGCTACTGGTAGTGCTAGTTGGGCTTTCTTGGCTGCTTCTTCCTCAGGTGTAGGTTTCTTCTCGGAAATCTGCTTGAGGGCGCGTAGTACATCACCCTTGACAGGGGAGCCGCTGTGTTCGAAGATAGCCTGAATAATGGGCATAGCTGCGGGAGAGTCTTGGCCTATAACACCGACCAGATTAACCATAAACTGTTGCTCAATCTCACGAGCCATGATACCTATACTGCCCTTGACTTGGAACTCGTAGTCAAGCGGGTAGCGATCAGGTTCGTACTGCATCTTTAGATGCAAGGTTCGTCTAACAAGCCTTTGCATATATCCTTCGATATTATACATCGTACGTTTGGATCGCTTGATAAAGCTAGAAGCTGCGAGAGCGCTGCCTGTTGCAGTTTCGTCTCGTACGCCGCCTCTGAGTCCTTGCGAGTCCATCGCACCTGTTGCTTGCTGCCCCATACGTTCGAGGTCTTGCATGTGTGCGTAGCTGTTCTGGTCTGGGCCAGATACGCGGAATTCTTTGATAACTTCTTCAGGATTGCCTCTCGTTCCCCATCCCTTACCCGGCCATGCGTTCATGCTACTGCCGGGAGGCATTCGGGTTAAGTCGAAAGCGAACATTGGCATGTTAGACCAAGCTAGGCCGTCCATGCGTGCCCTCATCTCGCCATCCATAGCTCTCTGAACGTTGGCTGCTTTCTCACACACGCCGCGTCCGTAAAAGCGGTTTGGTACGGCCTCATGCTGATAGCTTATCATCAGTCTTTCGCCCGTTATGAGAGGGTTCTTTATGACCCGCAGCAGGTGTGTCTCGTTAGCTATCGTAGCGATAACTTCAACTGTGTTCTCAGCAGGTATAGCGTTTACCATACCCTCTGTAAGACTCACGCCTTCGATGTCTGCTCTAGCTCTGGCGAAATTACGCTCTGTAACTAGACCATAGTATTCTGTAATGTAGGCTACGTCACCTTGGTCTTTACGGTTGCCCTGATCTGTGTCTCCACGATTAGGAGCTAGAGTTCTAGCTCTGTACGAGCCGACTGTGAAGTCGTTAGAGTACGTGCCTTCAGCCTGTCGGCTTGTAAGCATCGTCAGGGGCATTGTAAACTCGTGTGCGCAACCTTTCATGCCGTCAATGTCACGACAGGCGGGATCAGCTACGAAGCTACCCGGCTCTATCGCTACTGGCTTGATCTGTACTACTTCTTTCTCAGTAACGGATAGCGCACCTTCCGCGTCCCGCGACATCTTCTTCTCGAAGGTCGTTAGAATCTGAATCTTGGTGATTCCGGTACCGTATAGACAGCCGTTTAGCGCTGTCAGAGCGAATTCGTCTATGAAGCCTTCTTTCTTTAGGTCTTGTACCAGCAAACGACGGCACGTTTCCATATCGTCTTTTTCATCGTCTTCGAAGTCGTCGGGAAGATCAATAAAGTACTCCCGTCCGAGTACCGCTTCGATGATTTCAGCAGATGTGAGGTCAACTGACATTGCTGTGAGCGGGGAAATGAGTTTAGACCGCTCTGTTTTGAATGATTTGTGCTGTGGCATCCAGAAGCCACGCCATTTGGCATAGAATTCATCCCAAAGCTCCTCAAAGTCGCCATCACGCAGCTTACGCCACGTAGTTATGTCGGACATTATCTCTCCGACTAAATCTCCGCGTGCGCCCGCTTGTACTTTAGGTTGGCTACTCTCGCCGGGTGCTTCGCGTTCTCTTACGATTGAATTAGCCATTAGTATCCTGTTTTATCGTCTAGTGCGTGGAACATGGTAGACTTCTCCATCTCTCCGATGTCGAAGTTACCTATTGTCTGCGGTGCCATTTGATCTATATACGCTAGTGCGTCTACCAGATCGTCATGCACGTACCTAGACGGGAATGATACAGCTTGATCAATGAACTTAGCGTTCCACTCATTGTCGTCTGTATCTTTGAGTAAATAAATCTCGCCCTTCTGCGCTCGGCCTTGTAACGCCCATTGTACTCTATCGTACTTGCGTTGGTTGCCGTGAGTTAGGGGCTTTATCTCGAAGTACCTGTTGTACTTCGCCATGTAGTCATTGAGGTAGGGGCCTACTGCATTAAGCAGAGCGCCTTTCTCAATACCTATAGTAGAGACTTTGTAGTCCTTACCGGCCTTAATTATTCTGTAAGCTGTCTCTCGTGTATCCCACTGGCCGTGCTGAATCTCTCTGACCCACCACTGGCCGTTAGGCAGTACCGTAACGATAGCTATAGCTGTGTCGTCTAATCGACGCTTCTCGTTTTTGCGTGAAGGGTCGGTGCCAAAACCGGCAAGGTCGACAGCAATGAAGGTCGTGCCATTATGACCTTCCATACTTTTATGGATGGGGAACTGGGAGTCTTTGAACAACTGCCCAGATGACGCAACGAACTTAGCCTTGATTTCTTGTTCATAAAGGTCTTCCGATCCGTTGGTGTACTCTCGTACCATACCCTTCAATTCGTCTTCGTGAATC